CCAGAGGCTCGCCCTTCCAGCAAGCCCAGCGAAGAAAGGCTCCACGGATTACTGGAGCTTGTGGTTGTCCAGTTTCCGGCCAGGCTGCCGATTGCGCTGCTTAGGAAGCCCACCAAGGGCCCTGTCACGTTCTGCTGGACCAGCATCTTTGCGATATCAGCAAGCACGCCTTGCGCAACGTTTCCAAGGCTCCGAAAGTCAAGCTTGAGCTTTGTTATGGCGGTCGTGCCAAAGGCATCCAGGCCCTGGAAGAACGTGGAAAAAGCGGATTTGGCGCCGCCGGCCACGTTCGCCGCCTCGTCGGCGTAGTCCTGCAATGCCGATGTCGCGCCGACCGTCCAATCACCTTGGGCACCGCGCACCTTGTCGAAATAGTCCTGCTGCATCGCCAGACGCTTATCAAGGTGCTCGCGCAGGAGATTTGTTTCCTTCTGGAATGTGTCTTGGCTGATCTGATCGGCTGATCGCGCCTTGGAAAACTGATCCATTTGGCGCTGATAGTCCCGAAGGATCGCTTGCCTTGCACGAAGCTCCTCCTGCGAGCGGCTTCCCAGCCCCAGGGCTGCAACCTGGTCGTCGTACTGTCGCCCCTCCAGGTCGCGAGAAGATGCAAGGCTTGTGCGCAGGGCTTCAACCTTGGCGGTCTCTTGCTTGGTGCGCAATTGACCTTCCGCAGCCACGTTTAGGTCGAGCTGCGCGCGCAACTGGTCCTTTTGCGACAGGAGGCTCTTTTGATCCGCCGTCAGGACCTGCTTGCCCTTCAGGTCGGCAATCTGCTGCTCGAATTCAGCACGCTTCTTACCCCAGCTTGCCAACTTATCTTCGCTGGAGATCTGGGCCTTGAGCGCCGCTTCGCCGTCGCGGAATTGCTGCAACAGCTTTGTCGCCGCGCTGTCCGTGTACGCCTTGGCTGCGGGGTCCTTGTATTTATCGTTGATCTGACCAATCAGCTTATTTTGGGCTTCAAGGGTGGCGCCCGTGATTTCGGCGTCCTTCTTGACCTGCGCAATCTCGCGATCGCGCTTTTGCTTGTTGGTCTCCGTCTCTTTGCCTAGTGCTGCCAGGCGCGCCGCCGCCGCAACCTTCTCCGCTTCCCGCCGCTTTTGCCATCCTACGATGGCGGCCTCATCGCGTTGCTGTTGCAGCATTGCGGCTTCGGCATTCAGCCTGCGGCTCTCGTTCTCAACGGGGCGGGCACGCCGGCGGGCCGCCCGCCCACCATCACCCGTGAACGCCGCAGACTCATCGCTTAGACCCGCCGCATTGGCCCGCAGGCTCCGAAGCTCAGCATTGACCTCTTTCAAGCGGCCGGTAAGCTCGTCAAAGGTTGGAGCCTTGCCAACCCCCTTCATGGCCTCCCACGCGCTGCTGGCGCCCTGTTTGACGGCATCCCATGCCGTTTCCAGGGTTCCCAGGTTCTGACGCACGTCATCAGCCTGTTGTTTCACCGCCTCGGCATACGTCCGCTGCGCCAGCGCCGCAGCTTCCTGCGTCCTACCCTGTCGCTCCAGGCCCGCGATCTGCTGATATATCTCCAATGTCAGAAAGTGCTGTTGCTCGTTGAGCGCTGCGATAGCCTCGGTCGGCTTACCGCGCAACCCTTCAAACTCCTGGACGATATCCGCGATAGCCTTACCGGTGACCCGGTTCATCGCGACCGCGGCGACCCCGATTACTTCAATGTTCTGGCCAGCAATCTTGCTTGAGCCTGCAATCAGGTTCAAAGCGTCAACGGCCTTACCACGCGCTCCCGCCACGCCCGCAATGCGCGTCGCCAGGTCAGATAGCCCTGATGCCGTCTGACCGACCGCATTTCCGCTCAGAATCAGAGTCTTGGTGAACTCGGGCAGTTCGCCTTTGCCGGCCACGATAGCGGTGGAGAACAGCGCCACAGCGCCTGCCGCGACGGTCCACGGATTCACCAATCCTACAATCGTGCTGCCGAGCGCCCGAGCCGCCGGCACGATGCCGCCGAACATATCCTTCAGCTGACCGCCCTGCTGGAGCAACACCGTAAGGGGCTGTTGGCCGCCCTGCAACGACACAACGATGTCCGTAAGTTGTGCCGGCACGCCGCGAAGCGCGGCAGACTGCTGGGCGGCACTGACCCCGTATTGATTCAGCTGCTTGCCCGCCGCAGCAGCTGCTGTCCCGGTCGCTGCCAGCTTGGTCTTGAGCTCATCCAAGATCGAAGTCGGCACGCCACGCAGGGCCGCGTTGTATAGGATCTGCTCCTTTCGGGTCATCCCTATGGTGTTGGCTTGGTTTACCAGCGAATCGACCCGACGCCGTTCGGCCGCAGTGAGCTTTGCATAGTCAGCCTGCGCCGCCTGCGACATACCGCTGGTGCCGCGCTTGGCCGAAGCAATAGCGGTATCGAACTGCGTGGTGTCGACAACAATGTCTAGCCTCGCAGTTCCAATGCTTTCCTGTGCCATATCTCAGCTCTTATGAATGAATTCCAGCGCCGCACGCTCGATCTGCCGCAGCAGATCCATCAGCATTGGCCACCTACCCCGTTCAATGCCGTGCAGATCCATATCGGTGTAGAGGACCCCGTAATCCAGACCTACCGGCCCGCCCGCCCCGACCCGCCATTGCGAACTGTTCCGAGCGAACAGCGAAAAAGCTTCTGCGTAGTCGGGCCAGATCTCGATAGCCGGCCGCTTGAAATTCGAAGGCTGGGAACGGATCCCGGCCTTCGCCAACGCCTCGGCGGATGGCGGAGTCCAATAAAACGCCGCCACCGCCGCTTTCAGTTTTTTGCGAGCGCGACCTGCATCGCCTTGTTGTAGGCCTCCACAATCGCGTAATCCGCCCCCGGCTGGTGTTGCCGCAGGAAATTGATGGACGCCTCTTCGAGCGGCATATCCGCATCCCATCGCTCGATCAGTTCCAACAGAAGATCCGAAGTCGTGATCGCTTCGTCCCGCAGCTGGTCCATAAGGCCGTCGTACTCGTCTTTGGTCTTATGGCGAAAGGTGACATTCAGCTTCTGCGAACGCCCCTGACCCGTAATCGTGATGGCGGCGTCGATCGTGGGATTGGCTTTGATGACGAACGTCATTACGCGCCCTCGTAAGTGGTGGTGTCCGCGCGCAGCGACAGAACGAAGGAGTTCTGCAGGTTGGTGTTGGCGCCACCAACCGGGTTCTTGTTGAACGCCGGAAAGCCGTAGTAGTAGACGACGCCTCCATCGGGATAGATAGCCTCCACCACAACGGGCGCCTTCAGAAGGTCAGCTGCAATCAGCTCGCCGTACCATTCCTTCTTGCGGTCATAGTCCATGGTGAACGTCAGAACCACCGGCGTTTTGAAGGTGGGTTTCTGCAATTGCTGGCTGCGGAGATCCTCCACGTACTGGTACTGGTAGTTCTGCTGCTCGCCGCCAGTGATTTGCACGTCTTGCATTTGGTCCAAACTGAACCAATCCAAGACCTTTCGGTACGAGCCCGCGCCTTTCCCGACCGGATACAGGCGTTGTACCGTCGTATCGGCGCCCTCCAGCTCGAAGCCATCGGCCGTGGGCGCAGCTGCGCGCCACACCGTCTCGTCAAGGGCGGGCCAGCCGGAATTGATCACCAGGACGTCGCCAGCACTCGGCGGCGTTGCCGTGGAAGCGACGGGGCTCGCCGCATTCGAGATAGCGCTGATGGCGACCATCGCGCTGAGAGTCTTAGACACTCGAAACTGCGTGCCGTTGATGAAAATGGAAGACATTTGTGTTCCTCAAATGAAAAAACCCGGCGCGGGGCCGGGTCGGATGTGAAAGGGGCTGAATTACGAAGGAAGGAACCAGATACCGAAGTCCTGGCGCGTGCCGTACTTCTTGATCGCCTCTTCGTAGAGGCTGACCGGTGCGCCGTAGGGTTCCACGGCAGGAAAGTCACTTTCACAAAGCGCGGTGCCGATTGCATCGGCAATGGCGTTCGCCTCCGCGCGACTTGTGGACCAAACGTAAAGCTGCACGCGCTGGTGGCGTTTTTCGCGCCGCTTGCCTTCGACGTACCACTGCTCCTTCCCGCCGGCGCCCTGGTAGACGATCAACGGGAACACGGGTTTGTCGGGGGTGACGTCCGGGTACGCCCGACCACCCACCAGGGGACCCAATAGGGCCTTCAGGCTCGCGTCAAGGCTCATCTCGCACCTCCTGACCCGCCAGAAGCTCCGGCAACCGCTGGCGCCCGCGCTGGATCATTGCCGCATGCGCCCGTGCCGACGCTGCCTCGTACGCTGGCCGGAGGAACGGATAGGCAGGTACCCACTTGGGCGACGGTAGCTTGCGACGCTTGTCTGTCACGTAGCTGCCGTCTGGCTTGCGGATCACTGCATAGATCCGCCAGTGGCCGAACTCAATCAAGTGGCCGTGAGGCGCCTTGCTCTTATTCCAGGTGACGGCGTACTGGACCTCTTTCTCCGTCGAGTGCTTGTCCCGGAAGGCTAAGTAGATGGCATTGGCCAGGACGCCGTTATGCGTGTTCACGCGCGTCTTGGCCTCGTCCCGTAGCACCTCCCCGCCCGCGACGGCCATGGACCGCGCCAAGCTGACGCGCGCCGGCCCCAACAGTCGGTCAAGTCCAGAGGTCCAGCCGGAAGTGTCGAACTTCGCCTGTATGCCATTAGCCATCGCCGCCCCCTTGCTCGCAAATCAAATCAGTCCACTGTCGCCGAGCAAGATCCATGCGGACATTCTTGATGTCATAAGGCTCGCCAACAAACTGCCCATCGAACAGCTCAATCACGCGCATCCCCTGATCGATGCCGCGCCGGAAGCGGATGCGAAAGCTGTACGCGTTGATGGAAGCGCCCACGTTTTCCTGGTTGCGAGAAATCGCGCCCATGCCTGTCTGACCGCGCGGATCTGATCGAACGGTTGCCACCTCAATCCAGGCGCCATTGGGCTGGCCGGCTTCGTCAGTGCCATCCTCACGCCGTTCGATCCGAATCCAGGTACGCAAGGTTCCGGCCCTCATGGCATCATTTCCCGTCGATCAGCGCGCAGTAGTTCCGGGATTCCCTGCGGTAGCCTGGCCGCACTTGCACCGATCACCACCTCTTCGCGGTTCGCGTACAGGTTCCCCAGCGTCAGACGTACCGCCGCCTCAATGCGCGGCGTAACGACCATGCCGAATAGAACGCGCTGAAATCCGATCTTGGCTTCTTTCAACCGTTCCTCTGCCACATCGACGGCCATCTTGCGAGCCGCTGCGTTGCTGAGCGCCCCCGCTGCCGAAATCGCGGCGTCATGGGCATCCTGCGCTTCGCCCGCCGCAATCGGCAGGGCATCCTGTGCCGCCAGTAGCTCAGCCGTGGTCGCGAAGAAGGCGCGATTCAGATGCCCCGCGATGGCACTTTCCGCAGCGGCGAGCAGCTTCTCGAGCAACGGGGCGTCCGCCGGATCAGCGCTGCAATGGGCTATGCACTCATCAGGCGTCAATAGAGGCATGGTCAGTCCTTCTTGCCTTCAGCCAGGGCGGCGGCGAGCTTTTCCAGGCCCCACCGCTTGTCGTGCTTGATTCCCGCTGCGTCCAACTTGTCGAACAGTTCCTGCTTTTCGTTGGCGTCGGGGGAGTCATCCGCCAGCGCGCCCAGCTCCCGCGCCGCGGCCAGCAACTCGTCCGGACATTCCTCTCCTGCTTGGAAGTCCGACGGGTAGATATCACCAGCCTTGACACCACGAATGGCTTTGATCAGCTTCATGTCTTTTCACCTATGAAAGGTGGGGGCCGAAGCCCCCGCCAATTGGTTACTCGGCGACCTTCAAGGCGCGCAAGCATTCGGGGTTCTGCACACCACCGCCCACGCGCTTCGTCGTGTAGAACAGCACGTAGGGCTTCTTGGTGTACGGGTCACGCAGCACCCGCACGCCCATGCGGTCGATGATGAGATAGCCGCGCTTGTAGTCGCCGAACAGGATCGGGATGGAGTTCGCGGCGACATCGGGCATGTTCTCGTCTTCCGCGATGCCGTAGCCGTGCAACGTCGCCGGCTGACCGGCCTGCGCCGAAGGCTGCCAGAGGTAGTTGCCCTGGCCATCCTTGAGCTT